CATGGTTATCCCGTCAAAATATCCCGGCGGCACAGCAAGGTGGAATATTCAGAAGCCGCGTGATCAGAAGGAGAAATAACATGGAAAAGTTGACGGAGAAATTAAAGTATGTACTGGAAGATTGTATTGATTGTATCAGCCCTATCCAACAAGAGGTGATAAACAAAGCTGTTGACCGCCTCGCCGCCTATGAGGAAACTGGCCTGGAGCCGGAGGAGATAGAACTGCTTGCAAAGCAGAGAGACCTTTATGTAGACGCTTGTGGCGAACTTCCCCTTAAAAGAATCCGCGAATTGGCCCAGGCGGACAGGGAGGGGCGGTGTGTGGTGATGCCGTGCGAGGTTGGTAGTAAGGTATATATGCCGTTCTGTGATGAAGTCGTAGAAAAGCGCATCGGACAGTTTCTCGTGAACGGATATACAGAGCCGAGAATTTGGACAGACATTGACTGCGATTGGGCGACAACACAAAGGGTTCGTTGGGACTTGGCGTTTGGAAAAACCGTCTTTCTGACCCGCGAGGAAGCCGAGGCCGCACTACGGAGGGAGCAGGAATGAACATTGGTGATAAGGTGGTCTGTGTGCTGAGTGGAGTATGTGGGGTTATAGTTAAAATTTATACGCCTACTGCCAGCGCTCCACAAATTATGGTTAAAACAGGAGGCGGCAGCCTATATCATGCCCCGTACAGTACATGGAGGAAACAGGAATGAAGGAGTATATTGAGAGAGAACAGGCAATTGACCTGTTTTATCCGGTTAGCCCGGAAAATGATGGATCAGATGGATGCACTATTATTTACAAACCTGGGAAATTTAGTTCTTCCGAGATTGAAGCCATGCTGTCAGATCTCCCCACCGCCGACGTTGCGGAGGTGAGGCACGGGAGATGGGAGGAAATTCGAGACCCATACGGAAATCTTGAGGGCTGGTTGTGTGAGTGTGGACGTGAAGTAAAGAGTAAAGATAACTACTGCCCCAGCTGCGGCGTTCGCATGGACAAGGAGGATAAGCATGAGGTTAAATGCGCAAAATGTGGGGAAATAAAAGAAATAATCTGCACAGTGGACGGGAAACCGTGGTGTGAAGATTGTTTGGATAGGGCAATGGGATGGCCGTTACACTTGACGAAATCATCGGAGGCGCAGAATGAGAGAAATCCTTTTCAAAGCCAAGCGGCTAAGTGATGGCGAGTGGGTGGAAGGGTATTATATAGGGCCGGTAGGTGTCCTTAATGTACATGAGATTTGTGATATTCACGATATTGCAGGAACGCGAGTTGAGGTAGACCCATCCACAGTTTGTCAGTACGCCGGTCTGACCGACAAGAACGGAACGAAGATTTTTGAGGGGGATATCATCCATTGGACGAATTGGAACGGCGAACAAAAAGAAGCCCCTGTATGCTATGACCAAGAGTGGAATAGATTTTGTGTTTGGTTGAATGGCGCTGAAAGCATGGGCGTAAATATACATCTGTCAACGAGCGGAATTGAGGTCATCGGCTCCATCCACGACGGGGAGGGTGATTATGTTCAGCGAGGATAATAAGCACTGCCGAGAATGTTTCTGTGTAACATGTTTATATTTTCGTACAGATGAATGCTTGGACGGAGAAGATATGTGTGATAAGTGTGCCAACCAGTCCCACACAGAAAACTGCCCATGGTTTGATGACAGCGAGAGTATGCAGAATGATAAAGGAGATAAATGACAATCTTAGCGATTGACCCAGGGGACAAGCAGAGCGCCTATTGCTTCATAGACAGCGAGGATCTACGTCCGCTGCGGTTTGCCAAAGCAGAAAATGCCGAGGTCCTTTTGGTGCTCCAGTTGGAGAAGTATGATCTTGTGGTGATTGAGCGTTTGGCAAGCTATGGCATGCCGGTTGGACGCAATGTTTTTGAAACTTGCGAATGGGTCGGGAGATTCACGCAAGCAGCACAGAAGCCAGTGGACTACATATACCGCCAGGATGAAAAACTCTATCTCTGCCATGACAGCAGGGCCAAGGATGCCAATATCCGCCGCGCGCTGATTGACCGATTTGCAACCCATGATCTAAAAAACGGGAAGGGAACCAAAAAGAACCCAGATTGGTTCTATGGGTTCTCTTCCGATGTATGGGCGGCGTATGCGGTTGGAATTACGTACATAGAAACAAAACGGAAATTGTAAACAAAGTGTTAAGATCGTCTAACAATTTGACCGAAATGGAGGGCTGCGATATAATTTAAGCAGGAAATGGTTTTATACATATACGCAGGCAAAGAAAATTTATTTTCTTTGCTGCTATGTATAAAACAGAAGATTTTCTTCCTCCTTCGCCCGGCTCCGAGGCGGTCTCAATATCGGGCGTACCTCCTTTTTCTTTGGGAGCGCGAGCCTTGTTCTCGTCTCTCTATCACCCGGCCAGAGCAGATTTTGGTGCAACTCCAAAACGGGTGACCATTCCCAGCTGGGGAAATTTGATGGAAGGAGATTGTGCTTCTATCGAATCAGCAAATTGCTTTGCGGCCGCGAAGTGAACCGAAGCACGTACCATTCGCCATTTCACTGAAAACTGCGGTTGGAGACGCAGACCATTTCAGAGAAGGTGCGTGCGGAAGTGTAAACAGGCCTGCGGAAAGCCTGACAAAACCCGCAACATACCCCGAAAGGGGTATCTGGTTCTTTAGCTCGAAGGTCGAGCAGGCAGCTCATAACTGCCGGGCCTTGGTTCGATTCCAAGAGGAACCACCAAAAATAGATTTTTATTGATGAGGTTAGTTATGGCTGCACGGTTGACAGATAAGAAGAAAAAGAAAATAGTGGCTGATTATCTGGAACTTGGCAGCTACAACGCAGTTGCCAAAAGAAATCATGTGTGTGGGGAAACTGCTCGGCGTGTCGTGGAGGCATCTGAAGATTTCGCAGAGAAACTTAGACAAAAAAAGGAAGAAAATACAGCCGATATCCTGGCCTACATGGAAAGTCGCAGGCAAGCAGTATGCGATATTATTGAGGTAGGACTTGCCGTTCTTCCAGAGAAGATTCAGAATGCACGCAGCGCCGCAGAGGTCACAACGGCACTTGGGACATTGATTGATAAATTCACAGCCTTTGGCGGCGGTCCTGGGAATGATGCCAAGGAAGATGGGTTGAGCCAGAGCTTGAGAGAGATGGCGGAAGGGTTGGAAAACGATGAAAATTAGTGTTTTAGGGACTGAATACATTATTGAGTATAGAAATAAAATTCAAGATATATTGTTAAATGATTGTGATGGATATTGCGATAAAACGAGTAAATGTATTGTTATCGGGGAAAAGGAAAACGATAGTGAGTTATCTGACTTTGGTCAATATCAGAGGAAAGTTTTGCGACATGAAATAATCCATGCATTTTTATTTGAAAGTGGGCTGCATGAGAGTTGGACCCATGAGCAAGGCCATGACGAGAGCTATGTGGATTGGATTGCTGTACAATATCCAAAGATGAAAAAAGTATTTGCAGAGGCTGGCTGTGATGATTAGTCTACAACAAAAGAAAATCCTTGCATTCCCATACTCCAAATATGATGCCATTATCTGCGATGGTGCTGTTCGGTCCGGAAAGACATCTATCATGATGTGGGCGTTTGTTCGCTGGGCTATGGAAAACTTTTCTGGTCAGCGGTTTGGTATTTGTGGGAAAACCGTTGATTCATGCGCAAAGAATATCATTGTCCCTTTTACGGCTATGACGCTGGCAAAAGAAAAGTATACCATGCGTTGGCGCCGGTCAGAGAAGATCCTTGAGGTGCGCCGGGGAACTACGACAAATTGGTTTGAGGTGTTTGGCGGCAAGGATGAAAGCAGCGCAGCACTGATCCAAGGGCGAACGCTGGCAGGTGTTCTATTGGATGAGGTTGCGCTTATGCCCCGTTCCTTCGTGGAACAGGCCCTGGCGCGTTGTTCTGTGGATGGAAACAAGAAATGGTTCTCCTGCAACCCAGAAAGCCCGCAGCATTGGTTTTATCTGGAATGGATTAAGAAGCATGATAAAAGAAATGCACTGTATCTTCACTTTACCATGCGAGATAACCCAGGGCTGACGGAGAAGGTCATTGAGCAGTATGAATCCATGTTCTCCGGTGTGTTTTATGATCGGTTCATTAGAGGGTTGTGGGTTGTGGCGGAGGGGCTGGTGTATCCGCATTTTGGAGAGCATTGTGTGGTGGATGAAGAGCCTGCATCAGGTCGCTATTATATTTCCGTAGATTATGGTACGCTGAATCCTTTCTCTGCCGGGCTGTGGTGCGTGACAAAACAAGGAGCGGTTCGGATCAAAGAATACTATCACAGCGGACGAAGAACCAACATACAAAAAACAGACGAAGAGTATTATCAGGCATTACGAGATTTAGCGAAGGGATATAATGTGGATTACGTTATAGTTGATCCTTCTGCCGCCTCATTCGTTACGACAATTTTTCGCCACGGAGAATTCCAAGTGGTAAAAGCAAATAACAATGTTATGGATGGAATTAGAAGAACATCGGTTTATTTGAAAGATGGTCGTCTCAAAATACATCGTAGTTGCAAAGATGCTATCCGAGAGTTTAGATTATATCGTTGGGATGAAGATTCTACGGTAGACAAAGTAATTAAAGAAGATGATCATGCAATGGATGACATAAGGTACTTTTGTAATACGATTATGGTCCGGCATTTTCCGGTTATGAGGTGAAAGAATGACCATTGCAGACAAGTTAAAAGAATTAGGTTACACAACTATCAATGAGAGTTTTTATTCCAAAGTGCAAGAATGGAAGAGTTGGCACGAGGGAGATGTGAAGGGGTTCCATCGATATAAAATACGAAACGGAAGCGGTATCGTCCGGTGCAAGAGATATTCCCTCAATATGGGGAAGAAGGTATCAGAAGATTGGGCAAACTTGCTCATGAATGAGCGGGTGGAAATTACGCTGGAGGGGTCTAAGGAACAGGCGTTTATTGATCGAGTTTTTGAAGAGAACAACTTTAGGGTAAAATCCAATGAAATGCAGGAATTCGCTTTTGCCCTTGGAACGGTAGCGTTTATCCCACGTGTTGTTGGCATGAAGGCAACGGAAAAAGGTCCTATTCCAGGAAGTGCAGCTGGGATAATCATTGATTATGTGACTGTAGAACATATTTGGCCGCTGTCTTGGCAAAACGGGGTTATCATAGAATGCGCGTTTGATAGTATTGTCACGGTTGATGGGGAAGATTACTGTTACCTGCAAATTCATCATAAAGTCAATGGATTTTATGACATAGAAAATCGGATTTATCTATATAGGAATGGAAATGTAGATAAAGAAGTATCTCTGTCTTCTGTCTCTGGTTTCGAGACGGTTCCACCTGTTGTTCACACCGGTTCTGGAAAGCGACAATTTGTTATTGATCGACCCAACATTGCAAACAATTTAGACTATTCTATTCCGCTTGGTATTCCGGTGTATGCGAACGCTATTGATAACTTAAAGGGTGTAGACGTTGCATTTGACAGTTACGTAAATGAGTTCATCCTTGGCAAAAAGAGAATCATGGTGAAACCGGCAGTGACAAAATATATAGATGGGGAACCGGTTTTTGACCCTGATGATTTGTCTTTTTATGTACTTCCCGAAGACGTTTCAGACGATGGTGCAGTGATTACCCAAATTGATATGACTTTGCGGACCAATGAACATACGACAGGCATCCAAACTCAACTAAATCTTTTGTCAAGCAAGTGCGGATTCGGAGAAACCTATTACCGTTTTGACGGAGGGAATCTTACAACGGCAACTCAAGTTATTAGTGAAAATAGCACTATGTTTCGAACGATAAAAAAGCATGAAATTATTTTAGAGCAGGCTATCAGGGAATTGTGTCGGATCATTTTGCGATTGGGCAACATAGCTATGGATGCGGGGTTGAACGAGGATGCAAAAGTTACTATTGATTTTGATGATTCCATCATTGAGGACAAGACAACTGAGCGTAACAATGATCGGCAAGACTTGGCTGCCGGAATCATGAATGACTGGGAATATCGTATGAAGTGGTATAATGAAGATGAAAAGACCGCTAAAAAGATGCTGCCACGCATGGAAGATATGACTGACGAGGAACAGGATGAGGTGGAGTAATGCCGAGATATCCTTTCACTCCAGAAGTTTTAGATTCAATGCCAGAACCGCTCGCAAAGCTGTTTAGGGGGCTCGAAGATACACTTCTTATTGAGATATGTAAAAGGCTAAAAAAAGCAGGAGAACTTAATGAGGTAACAATTGAGGCAATCAGAGCATTAAGAAGTCATGGAATTGATCTCAAAGAAATTGAAGAAGCAATATCTTCTGTAACTGAGATTGGAGAGAAAGAGTTAAATAAACTACTTGATGATGTAGTTTCAAGATATCAAAATTATGCGAAGGAAATGTTGACAATCGCAGCGATTACAACGCCAAAGTTAATGATTAATGATGTGGATGTTGAGGCGATTAGAAAGCAAGCTCTTTCAGAATATAGGAACATCACTCGTTCGATGGGGTTTGTTGGGATGAGCAATTCCCAAAAAGTCATGTCTGCGTTGGAGGCATATCAATGGGCGTTAGACCAGGCGGAACTTGAGATTATGTCTGGTGCGATTGATTATAACTCGGCTATTAGGAAAGCTGTGAAAGGTCTGGCGGACAGCGGCCTAAAAACGGTTGACTGGGAAAGTGGACATAGAGATCAAGTAGATGTGTCCGTCCGGCGGGCGGTAATGTCAAGCATAAACCGAATGAATACAGTTTATATGGAAACATTGCAAGATGACTTGGAGACCGATCTCGTAGAGGTAACAGCTCATGCAGGTGCAAGAAACACCGGGTATGGGATTGAGAACCATGCGTCATGGCAAGGGAAAGTATATCGTTGGTCAAAGAAGCCGAAAACCTCAAAAGGAAAGTATAAAGACTTTGAGTTGACAACAGGTTTTGGACAGGGTGCCGGTCTCGGAGGGTGGAATTGCCGCCACAGATATTATCCGTATATAGAAGGAGTATCTTATCGAACCTATACAGATGAGGACTTAAATAAGATAGATAAACCGCCCTTCGCTTATCAAGGGAAAGAATATAATCAATATGAAGCAAGTCAGGAGCAGCGGAGAGTGGAAAGAACGCTTAGAAAACTACGAAGAGAAGCTAAGGCGTATGAAGCTGCGGCGCTTTCAGAGGACGCGCAAGCTGTAAATATTCGAATTAAAAGGCTTCGGAAATATTATGATGCGTTCAGCAAAAAAGCTGGACTTCCAACACAATACGAAAGGGCGGCGGTTACATATTGATTAAGGAGATAAATGGGAAAACATGGTTTTGTTGCCCAAATTGCGGGAAAAAAATCCATCCAGTAAAACCTGGGGCACGCGGCGTATATGTTATGTGCAAACAAAAAAGACAGGATGGGACCAGATGTAATTGGTCTGGAGAAATCAAATATAACTGATCGAGAGCCATTGAGCCATTTACTACCATATTTGGTAGTTAATGGCTCGTTTTTTATGCCGACGGGCGTTAAACGGTGGCCGACGGGCCAAAAACAAAAAACGGAGGTTTGTAAAATGGCTGAACCTATTAACAATCCTGTTGTACAGGACCCGACACCGGGGACAGGTGGTGAGGTGACCTTTACTCAGGCCGAAGTTGACGCGCTTATCAGTAAAGAAAAAGCAAGAGCGGTAGCAAAGGCAACAAAGGGTATCCCAGATGAAGCTGAGTTAAATGCGTTCCGGACATGGAAAGAAAATCAGCAGTCTGAAAGGGATAAGTGGGAACGGTTGACCGGGGAGAGAGAGGCTCTTTCCGGGAAGCTGACCGAAGCAGAAAACGAAAGAGACCAGCTCAAAAGAGATTTGTATGTACTTAAAAAGGGTCTTAGTGGGGAAGAGGCAGAATTTATTGCATTTAAGGCCGGGAAGATGGTAGACGATAAGACTACCTTCGAGCAGGCCGTGGACGCACTCACCGCTGACCGCAAGAAGACCACCTTTGACTGGACCGCCCCTTTGGGCGGAGGAAAGCCCCAAACAGGAGAAAATGACGTAATGAACGCCCTTATACGGGGCGCACTCAAATAAGAAAGGAGCCTATCAATGGCCGATATTATTGACAGAAGTAAACTTTCCGGGCTTATCCCTGAGCCTGTGACCCGCGAGATTATCCAGGGCGCTGTTACGGAATCTGCCGTGCTTCGGATGGCCCGGCGGCTACCCAATATGACCAGCAAAACGCAGATTCTTAATGTGCTGGATGCTTTGCCCACCGCCTACTTTGTGAACGGAGAGGCGACCACTGGCGCATCCGATTCCAAGTCTTCTCTGAAAAAGACCACCAACATGGCCTGGGACAAGAAGAAAATTTACGCCGAGGAGATCGCCGTTATCGTCCCCATTCCCGAGGCGGTATTAGACGACAGTGATTATGACATTTGGGGCGAGGTTCGTCCCCGCCTCCAAGAGGCGTTTGGTAAGGTTATCGATGCTGCCATCCTTTATGGTACGGATAAGCCCACCTCTTGGCGTGAGGGACTCGTCCCTTCAGCTACTACCGCAAGTGCAGTTGTGACAGCCACCAGCGACATTTTCAAGGACATCATGGGGGAGGATGGCGTGATCGCAAAGGTGGAGGAAAGCGGCTATATCCCCAACGGCGTGATGGCTGCTATTCAGATGCGCGCCAAGCTGCGTGGCCTGGTGGACAAGAACGGTCAGCCTATCTTTAAGACCGATATGCAGGGCGATACCCGCTACGCATTGGACGGAATGAACATGTATTTTCCCGTGAACGGTGCTTATGACCCGGAGGAGACCCTTGCCATCGTGGGTGACTGGAGCCAGCTGGTTTATTCCATCCGACAGGACATGACCTTCAAGATTTTCGACAGCGGCGTGGTACAAGATCCATCCACGGGGAATATTCTCTATAACTTGATGCAGAACGACATGGTGGCGCTTCGTGCCGTTATGCGGTTGGGCTGGGAAATCCCCAACCCGATCAACGCCTATAATGTTGACAATACAAAGGCATTTCCTTTTGCTATTTATGCACCGGCGGGGGAATGATCGGGTCTGACATCTTAACGCTCTTCCCCAGCAGTCAGACCCTATTGGGGAAACAAGTCTCAGAGCTTGTAGGTGATGATTTGAAGGTTAAGAAAGATGGTTCCGTAGTCGGGACATTCCACTATGTTCCTGATTATACGGAATTCAGCAGCGCCCCAGAAGAGCAGAGCGGGTATTATTTCCCGTTTCATCTGACGAAAACCGGAAGTGTAATGACGTTCAAAAAGAATGGATCGCCAACCAAACAGGACATTCCTTTTGATGCAGATATTATTTTCCGCGTTGAGGAAAATGATACTTTTGAGGTTTTAGTTGATGAGCAAAGTGCTGTAATATTCAACTTCAAAAAAGCTACGTTTGACCCTAAACCAAAAGCGTCCAGAAAGTCGGGAAAATAAAGGAGGTTTCTTATGGTATATGCGGATTATACATATTACAAAGAAACCTACCTTGGGACGTTGATTTCAGAATCTGAGTTCCCAATGCTGGCAAAGCGGGCAAGTGAATATCTGGACTACATCACAGTTGGAAAAGCCTCTGAGCATGCGTCTATGCTGGAAATAAAGGACGCTTGTTGTGCTCTTGCTGAGCAGTACAAGGTTGTTGAGAAAGCGCAAGAATCATCTCTAAGCGAAACCGGAGAGAAGTCCAGTGAGACGGTTGGTAGTTACTCTGTGAGTTACCGAAGTTCGGCAGAATTAGCGAAGAATTCTACAGCTGAGATGTCTTCCATTGTATCCAGATATCTTGGAAGAACTGGCTTGCTCTATCGCGGTGGGAGGTGCTTTCCATGTACGCCCCACACTCTATAACTGTTTACACAATAACAGAAGATGAAGTCACTTTCGAATCTGTTTATAACATTACCATTTTGCGGGGTGTGTTCTTTGATGCTGCTCATGCCGCCAATGTGAGAGAAAGTGGGCTGGAAGGTGCAGACGTCGTCAACCTATTTATTCCATTTAATGTAAACGCTATTGATGGGATTACAGGTTTTCCTAAAAGATTTGTAACCCCAAAGCAATATGAAGCTGCCGAAGATAAAAGCAATTTGTGGACCCTTGACACGGATTCTATGCAAAGCTCAACTACTTTCTTTGTTAAGGGAGAAATCGTTGAGCAAGGGAAGGACTTTCAGTGGATGAATCGGATTTACGATAATGTTCACAGGATCACCAAAGTGGATACAAAAGATTTTGGCTCTCCTTCGATGCAGCATTGGGAAGTTGGTGGCGCTTAATGGCAAGTGTCGTTATTCATGTCGATATTGATATTGACAAGATCAAAGCGAAACTTGATAGAGCAAACAAAGAACTTACAAAAAATGTAGCGAAAGATACAGAGAGCAAATTCCTACCTTGGTTGAATGGCACTTTAGCTGCCCGCACAAGGATTTTAGATGATGAAATTATCTATCCCGGTCCTTATGCCCATTATCTCTGGGAAGGAATTGTTTACGTAGACCCTCAAACAGGAGCTGCGGGATTTCGGCTTCCCGATGGGACGTGGAGATCCCGCACCGGAGTTCGGAAGGTTCCATCAGGAAAATCTTTGGTATTTACAAGGTCCTCTGCTCGACCACATTGGATTGAACCGGCAAAGGCAGAGTTCATGTCCAGGTGGGAAGAGGCCTATAAAAAGTCCTTTAAGTGAGGTATCTATGGCACAAAAAATATCGAATAAAGAGCAAGAATCTATTTCAAGATCATTGCTTTCTTGGCTCAATAATTGGCCAGATAAGCCCGTTGGGGTGATCAACTTCACTTATGTTCCTGATGATGCCGAAGGGATGTCATTGTCTACGCCCCAGGGCACATTTATGGTTAGGAAATATGTTCGTGGTGCATATCAAGCAAGATATACATTCAAGATCATTTACCGTGTTATCCCTGGGAACAGCAATAACAAGCGTCTTACTGCTGATGAAACCTTAGAAAGTTTTGCAGACTGGATTATCAACAATGGAACAATTCCTCAATTAGAGGACGGAAAAAAGGTTGTCAAATTTTCTCGAAGCGAAAGTGATCCTGATTCCGTTTTATTTAACCGATATGAGGATGGAACAGAAGATCACCAAATTATTATGACGATGGATTACACATCTGAATGAATTTTTTTCGTGAGCCGACGAGCCGAAATTTATTTATTAGGAGGAAATATTATGAAACTTTCCGCTCTGATGGCTGATTACACCCCTTCCGCTGAGTTTGCGGGGGTTGCAACAAATGACGATTTTGTTCTTGCCGTAGATATCGCGGAAGAATCAGCCGGAAAAGTAGCTAATTATATCGTAGTTCAGTCCGGTATTGCATCGGTGGATAGTCAGTTGAACCCCGAAACAGATGAAAAAGCGTATATCCGACAGGGTGCGGTATCTACCAAAACATCTACTCAGCGTACATTCAATGTTACTGGTGACCGTATCTTTGGAGATGAATTCCAGGATTTTGTGTTGTCTCATGCAATTAAGTTCGGTACCGGCCAGAAAGTAGTTAAACCTTATGTGTATTTCTCTCTATTGACAGGAGAAGGAGAAAAGGGGACAGCATCTATCATTGTGAACTCTGATGGGTCCGGGGATGCCGGTGCATCTTCGGAAATTGACATTGATATTATGGCGACCTCTGCTCCCGCTGCCTACACATATTCTGACGATTCCGGTGTTTAACTGACAGGAGGATAAATTATGGAGACCTACAATATCAACGGCGTTGAGATTCAGTATGATACTTTCGATCTCGTCAACTTGGAATTATATACCAATGGTGTGACAGAGATCGCTGAAGTTGGAAAACGTGTGAAAGAAATGATTCAAGAAGATCCCGCCAAAAATGGCATTAAGGCAATCAGAATGATGTGCAATGCATTTATGGATTTCTTTGATGTGCTTTGTGGCGAAGGGACGAGCAAGAAGTGTTTCGGCGACAATGTAAACGCGAGAGACATTATCAATGCTTATGCCAAGTTTTGCGAAGAAGTATCCGCAACTGTAAGCTCTATGAAGGTAGATTTCAATCCGCCTTCTTCTCCCTCTATCATGGATGATTCCCAGTTTAGAGCAGAAAAACGGGCAAAGCTGCGTGCCGAAGCTGAACAGAGAGTAAAAGATCGTGAGAGAGAATCCATTTAACGGATTCCCCACCAGCGTAGATGTAGATGGGCAATTCTTCCCGATTAATCCAAGTTTTCGCGTTGGGATTTCTATCGAACTTGAGATTCTGAAAGAAGAAAATCCAGATGTTGTAGGTCTTTTGAATTTGTTTTACCCGAGCGGGATTCCTTCCAATATATCCGCAGCGTTCGACGCAATGTTGTGGTTCTTTCGTGGGGAAGAAAGCAAAGAGGCAACACAAGAACAAGCAAAAAAGAAAGGAGGCAGGGTATATGACTTTGAAATTGATTCAGAAGCTATCCTTGCCTCCTTTCTGTCAGCGTATGGGATAGACCTATCTAAGGATGATTTGCACTGGTGGGCTTTTCGTCGTCTCTTATTTAATCTTCCCTCCGAAACGCTTTTCATGCAGCGCATACGATACCGCACAGCCGACATTTCCAAAATGAGTAAAGAGGAAAAGAAACACTATAAAAAAATGAGGGCTCTCTATGCGATTAAGGATGATCGAAGGAGAGAAGTGCAGACCGTCGAAGAGAGAGACGCTGCCTTGATCGAAAAGGTGCGGAAACGGTATCAGGAGGCCCAGAAGCATGTGGAAAAAGGGTCTAACTAAAATCAGATGCCCTATGTGCGGGTACGAAATGCCAGTGTTACGAAGTGAAAACGCTTCTTGTAAAGGGCTGTTTCTACGTTGCAAAGGTAGAAATTGTGGGCGCTGGTTTGAAATTAAAATAGAACGGTCCAAGTAGTGCCAGAGATGCCGATGGGCCCACTGAGAAGGTGGTGTAACCCATGGCGGCAGATGGTTCTGTAATCATTGAAATTAAGGGCGATTATGACGAATTTCTTGCAGACTTAGAAAAGGCACTCAAAAAATCGAGAGAAAAGTCCAAGAAGTCTAATGACCCGCTTGAGAAGCAGAGGAAGAGCACACAACTCACGGTCAAAGAACTGCAAAACCTTGATTCTGTGGCGTCGAAGGCACTAAATGGAATTATAAAAGGTTTTGCCGCTGTCGCAACTGCGTCCGCTGGAGCACTTGTCGCGGCAAGTAAAATCGGGACAGAATTTGAATCTTCTTTTGCCCAGGTTGGAACCATCATGGACACCTCACAGATGTCCGTCGAAGGCATGCGAAGTTCTATCCAAAAATTGTCTTCGGAGATGGGGGTATCCGCAAGTGAATTGTCTGGGGCGGTCTACAACGCCATTTCCGCAACTGGCGATACTGCGAATGCAGTTTCACTTGTTGGGGATGCAACCCGACTTGCCACAGCAGGATTCACAGATGCAGAATCTGCGCTTTCTGTTCTCACAACCACTATCAATGCGTATGGGATGAGTGCTGCCGATGCTGAATCAATTTCGGACAGCCTGATTCAGACGCAAAACCTTGGTGTTACTACGATTGACCAGCTTGCCAGCGCAATGGGCAAAGCGATTAGTACAGCTTCCGCCTACAATGTCAATCTGGGCAACCTTGAATCTGCTTATGTCAGTCTAACAAAGGCGGGTATCAGCACGGAAGAATCTACAACCTATATTTCCTCCATGCTGAATGAGCTGGGAGATACTGGCAGCGAAGTTGGGAAAATCCTTAAGAAAGAAACCGGCAAGAGCTTTGGCACCTTAATGAAGGAAGGAAAGAGCCTTGGTGATGTGATTGAGGTTCTTTCTGATCATGTTGATGGCAGCGCCGAATCCCTTATGAATCTTTGGGGAAGCGCCGAAGCTGGCAAAGCTGCAAACGCTATTGTGTCCCAGAGACTTGACACCTTCAACGACAACCTGGAGAAGTTACAGAACAGCGCGGGGACCACAGAGAAAGCGTATAGCACAATGGCTGATACGCTGGAGCACAAAACGCAGATGGTCAAGACTGAGGCCCAAAATCTTGCCATCTCGATCTATGAGCAAATCAAACCGGCGTTGTCTGATATTGCGGATGCGGCCCTTGAATTTATTCAAAATTTCGATTTCTCAAAGGCAGTAACCGCAGTTCAAACCTTTCTCGGAGTTCTCGGGTCTGCTGGCGTAGCTATTGCCGCATTCAAAACTGCGCTTGTCGTCCGAGATGTTACCGCATTTTTCACTGCGGTAAAAACCGGTGCTACGGCAGTAGAGGCGCTCAATCAAGTAACAAAAATTGGTACTGCATTACAGGTTGCTTATAATGCCGTAATGAAGCTAAACCCTTGGGCCATAGCGCTTACCGCTATAACAGCCTTAGTAGGTGGATTTGTCGCATATAACGCGATTGTAGATGACGCATCGGATAGCCAAGCGCAACTGTCTGACAGCATCAAAGAGTTAAATGATGATCTGGAAGCACAGAAGCAACAGCAGGAAGAGCTTGCCCAAACAAGAGAATCTAACCTTTCCAGTGTAAATGCAGAAATTGGAGCAACTGAAGATTATATTTCTGAGCTCCAAGGTTTGATTGATGCCAATGGGAAAGTAAAAGATGGGTATGAACAGAGGGCTCAATTCCTTGCGGAACAAATTAATAGTGTCATTCCCAATGCAATCTCTTTGGCTAAAGATGAGGCTGGTGTCTATATAGAAATAGCGGATTCCATTGACCAACTGATTTTTGCCAAGAAAAAAGAAATGGCCTTGGATGCTATGCAGGAGGAGTATAGCAATGCTCTAACCGGGCAAATTGAGGCCAATAAAAACTTGACCCAAGCTGTGGACAATCTTGCAGAGGCCAGGCGGAATCTTGCTGAGGTACAAGCAAACAGCCGGGGAGATGATCGGTCTCTGGCGGGCATATCGGCAGCGGAGGATAAAGTCAGACAGGCCGAAAGGGCTTATGAGGACGCAAAAAACTCTGCCCTGGATTATCAACAAACAATAAATAATTTTGAGACCGTTGGTGCCGCGCAGAGTATGGATGAGCTAAATTCAGCTATCCAGCGTCTTTCCAATGGATTCGTAGAGTTCAACGGAAGCAATATTGCAGAAGTTGAAACGGCTGTTGGGAATGCAGTTGCACTATATCAACAGTTAATTGCGGAAGCTGCCGCTTCTTGGAACGAAATGTCCCCATCTATGCAGGCTAACATGGTTGGTCTAATTCAGCAAGCTCAAGCCGCCATGCAAGAACAAGTTGGTGTTTTTCGTGAGGCTGGCGGATACATACCGACAGAAATCGCCAACGGTGCGAATGAATATGCTTATGTCCTGCCCGAGAGCATTCAAAAAATAGTAGATCAAGCGGCGCAATATGCAGCGGCAAATGGAACACCGTTCCTAAATTCTGGACAAATATACGATTTTTTAATGGCGTCTGGGATTATATCAAATGGACAAGCAGTTTCAGATGCAACTAAGCAAGTTGCAGATCAAGCAGGCGAAGCAGGGAAACAGACATCAAATCAAAAAGGAAACGAAGCGGGACAGGGATTTGGTAGCGGTTACGAAGGTGGAGTGGCATCATCTGGGCCAGGGATGACACAATCAACCACAACCGCAGTCAACAATGCTTCGTCTGGGGCTCAAGGTGCGGCAGCATCTGGTGGGCAACAGATAGGGTATACTCTCGGAACAAATGCAGACGGATCTCTTAAAGTCTCTATGTCCTCCATGCCATCCACTGCGTCGGGAGTTGTATCGGATACTATTTCCGCTGGAGATTCTACGGCAACTGGCGCAGGAGTCATTGGCGACACGATCACGCAATCCGCGTCAAATAGCCTCACTGCATCTGGCAGTATGCTCACCACAGCATTCTCTGGGCTAATTGACACTGGCGTTCAATCAGCGTTAGGTGCAACAGCGTCTGCTACTCTGATTAGTACCGGGATCGTTGATAAAATAACTTCCGGGATATCCTCTGGGACGCCTGATGTTGTTTCTGCGCTGAATAATCTTGTGACTACTTCGGTGCTTTCTTCCGCAACTGGTGCCTCTGGGGCTGCGAAAAGTGTTGGACTGGCCATTGCTTCCGGTGTTGCTGCGGGAATCAATGCAGGGGCAAGCCAAGCAATCAGTGCCGCAGTCAACATGGCAGCGAGATCACTTTCAGCTGCTGAAAGCGAGTTGGGCATCCACTCTCCCTCCAGGGCGTTTCGTTGGATTGGTGAGCAATCTGTTGCCGGTTTGGTACTTGGATTAAATGACAAGGCAAAAAACGCACAAGCAGCGGCTGGAAAACTTGCTGATGTTGTCTTAAAAGAAACTTCTAAACTTTATGACAAGATTGCGGAGATTGAGGCCGCAGCACAGAAACGGGCAGATGAAAAGGAGCTCGCGGACTATGAAAAAAGTCTGGCAGAAAAGTATGAACGGCTGGAAGAGGCAGAAGTTGATGAACGACAGGATATCTTGGACGAGATAGCCGAGCTCAAAGAAGATTGGAATGAGAAGCAGCTAAAAAAGCAGGAAGAGGCACAGAAGGAAGAGTTGCAGAGTGCCATTGATGCTCTTGAGGAGATGGAAGATGAGTATCAAAGTGCTTTGGATGACCTGAAAAGTGATCGTGATTCCCTGGCTTCTAAATTGTCTGGAGATAATCTTTTCGAAACAGATTATAAGGGAGAAACCCGTCTTCTGAACCTGGATAAGGATATTCAAGAGATTGAACGATACGGAAATGCAATGCTTGCCCTCCAGGAAAAAGGGGTTGATGCTGGCCTCTATTCCGAAATTCTTCAAATGGAGATGGACGAGGCGACGGCTTTCGCGGAGAAACTGTTAAGCCTGAATGACGATCAATATACTGCCTATATGGAGGCATACCAGAAACGGGCGGAAGCGGCAAAGAATATTGCGGCACAGATTTATCAGGATGAGTTTGAATCTCTTAACCAAGAATTCGTGGACAAAATGCCTGATGAGCTAAAAGCGGCGGGAGAGGATGCTATGACATCCCTTGCCGTTGGTGTACAGGAAGAAGGTTCTACCGCAATTTCCGCAGCGAAGAAAGTTGCCGATGGTATTATTGCGGAAATTAACCGGATAAACGCTGCGGCAAGGCTTCGTGAAACGGTCACTGTGAGTGCTGGGAGTGCTTCCTACCGCCTCACACGCAGCACGGATAACGCCATGGAAGCCAAGCAGGTGGAGAGTAACGGAAGCGCGTACAGGGTAGCAAACGCTGTGTCTTTTGCCAGTGCACCACGGGGAGACAGGGAAATTGTTCTGAATGTCAACGGGAAAGCATTTGCAAGAGCAATTGTTAATGATATTCGTGCAGTAGAGGATCAGTCCCCCAGAATTGTGAGTGATTAAATGGAAAATATGTTTTTGTCAATTGACGGAATTGAAATTGAAGACTTGGAAGAAGGGGATTACACCGCCTATGAGGAAGAACTTGGCGTATCTGAGCGGATGATATCCGGCAGAAGAGTGGAAGAAATCCGTGCCACTATATGGGTGGTAGAAGTCAACTTTTCATCCATCGACTATGAAACAATGTCCCGTCTCAATACTGTATTCAAGGCATCACGTCGGCATCAGTTGTTCTTTCTCCCATCCACAGGTGGCACAGAGTTGGTACAAGGGTGGTTTCACTTGATGGAGCCTCCATCTCCTTCCCTTACACGTTGGAGAGATAACGGACCTGAATGGGCAGCATACAAACTGACCTTTGAGGAGATTGATGGGCATGATTGATCACAGTGAAGCCTATGAAAAAGCGGTTATATCTGATTCAAGGCGACAATTTGTGCGAGTTGTGTTTGACCTATATGACCCAGATATGATCATAACAAACATAACAACAAATAATGAGAGTGATATTTCCTTAACAGATCAGGTAACAAACCGTGGCACAACAGAGAGCGAACAGAATATAGCGACCTTGGAACCTAACAGATGGATCCTGAACGGAACTTTCAATATCCGACCAGATGACCCAATGGATCAGATAGGACAAGTTGGTTGGGTATCTGAATCTCTATGTGATTCTTTCGGCGTCTTTTCTGAACCATATCCTTATATTGAGTTTGAAATTCAAAACCTAAGTATATTGCAAGCATTCTCTTTCCGGTTCAGTGAAAAAGAATTCAATGGAATTGGAACAGAATTTACGTTGGATATTTACAGCGGCGATACCCTTCTTTGGTCAGACACAAAAACAGGGAACAAAAGTACGTTGACTGTTTTGGATGGCTTTACCGTTCAAAACCCTACAAAAATTCGCGTTACCATTAAGAAATGGAGCCTTGGTGGTCGACGGGTTAGAATCCCCCGGCTGATGGTCGGCCTATATGAAATTTGGGACAGGTCCATTCTAAAATCAGTTGAAACATATTCTGAGGTTACATTCTCTGGATTGTCCATTCCATATTCTACTTGCACAGTTGTTTTGTACAACGAAAACCACAGATTTGACCCTTATGCTCCGAATACGCTCTTCACATCCATTGAAGATCGGCAAAGAATCATTGTTGATTTTGGAATGCGGTTGGAAGATGGAACTATTGAATGGTTGCCCGCCGGGACTTACTATCAGCAATCTGCGGGGTGGAAACTCAAGGATTTAACTGTACAATTTGATCTTCTGGATATTATTGGGGCGCTGACGAAAAGGAAATTTGTTGTCCCTGATACACTTCCCACAACGCTTTCTGGGTGGATTGAGGCGATTATGCTTTCTCTTGGCGTTAACTTTCAGAAAAATTATATCGTAGATGATGATGTAAAGGATATCCCCATTACAGCAGCAGAAGAAGAATGTACAGGGAAAAAGTGCGGTGAAATGCTTCGTTTCGCATGCATGGCAACAAATACTTGGCCCAGACAAGATTTTGAGACCGGGAAATTGAGAGTAGGGAAATTACAAAGAATTGAGGGAAATAGGATTACCTTAGACAATATGAACTCCTATCCTGAAATGTCTGCAAATGATGATATTTCGGACATTACATTTACGTTGGATGATGGAGAAGAAGTGGTATTTCCAGGGAATAACACCGAATCCGAGATATCTTTAAGCGTAGATAACCCATTTATTCATACGACGGATGATGCGAGAAAAGCGGTTATTTCCTGCCTGTTTGAGTATGGTGGACGTTCGTTCGAAGTACAGCATAGAGGAAATCCGTCCAGTGGATGCGGAGATATCCAGAGTGTAGACACTCAATTTTTCACCACTATCTCTGCTCGATTGTATAAGCAACAGCTCTCCCTGGCAGATGGCGTTATGGTAAACATGCCCTCTTATCTCGTTCAATCTCCCAATGATTCTGCATACTCAAACAAAACAGTTCTGACAGGTTCTGGAACATTTGTAAAGGAAGAGGCTGGGAAATTCCGCGTTACATTGATAGGGGGAGGGGCCGGTGGTATGGGAGGGGGTGCAGGGAATATCCTATGGGGCGATTCTTTTGACCCAGAAGACACGGCTGGCGGCATTGGAGGAGATGGCGGGAATGTGTTTATTACCGAGGTAACCGCGATAGCAAACCAACAATATGACTATTCTTGTGGAACTGCCGGGAAAGGCGGTGCAGGCGGAGAAACCAATGGCAGCCGTGGGGACGACGGTGAACCCGGCACCCCTGGCACAGACACTACTTTTGGAGTGTACACTTCTGCAAATGGAAAACCATATCCGGTTGGCATTATGGACATCCAGAGCGGCGCTGTATATGCACAGAAAGGCCCTGACTATGGAGGGACTATAACAGCCTTGGAAGGTTCTGGCGGCGCTGGAGGCGAACAGGGGAGAAACGGAAAGTATGCACAGTGGACCTCTGAGGATGGCTATACAGAAACTTATATTGCATCCTACCCAAAAGACGGTACCCCGGGACAGGATGGGAAACCTGGATGCATTATTGTGGAGTGGTGAAAAAATGGGGGTGATCTAAATGGCAGAAGAGTGGTCTCCTATTGTGATCTCAGCGACGTTCACGCCAGTGACTGCAAATGTCGGGGATTCTGTATTGCTCCAAGTGATCGTACTTGATGTGCAGACGATAGAGCAAGAAGAGATCAGAGTGTCGGGTGAGTTTCAAAGTGGGGAGGTGTAGTTCATGTCGATAACCACGGTAAAAGCGACGTTCGATGGACAGGAATACACTCTTACATTTAATGAAACGACAAGGAAATATGAGACTGTCATTGTTCCGGCCAAAACCTCCCACAATGAAGAAGGGGGATATTTCAACACAGAAATAACCGCGACAAACGACAAGGGCGTTTCCACCACAACAGATGGGACGAATATCCCTGGGCTTCGGTTGACGGTGCAAGAGGAAGTCCCCCCGACTATTCAGCTATTATCTCCGGCAGAAGGGATATTGACAACCAATGTTCCGACCTTTGTTGTAGAAGCATTTGACGAGGAGAACGGCTCCGGGATTGATCCATCCTCTCTGTCTATGCTGATTGATGGGGTCGAGGGAGATATTTCCACGCAGGCCACGGAGAAAGGTTATCAGTTCACCTATACTCCACGAAATGAACTGAGCGAAGGGAATCACAGCTTGACCGCCTCCATCCAGGACAACGACGGGAATCAAGCCAGTTTATCTTCGGTTTACATTGTAGACACGGTTCCTCCTGAGCTGACAGTGAACGAGTACAGACAAATCGTTGACGATGAATCTATTACGGTGGAAGGGGTAACAAAGGATGTAACAACTTCACCGGTCACCTTGCTTGTGGGAGGGGAGGAAGCGGCTATTGATGAACACGGACAGTTCTCATATACGGTGCCGCTTCGCGTGGGGGAGAACTACATCACTGTTACCGCAACGGACAAAGCAGGTCTGTCCTCTTCTTTTCGGCTTTATGTCATACGGCTCATTACAGACCGTAGCCAGGCGGACATTGAGGAACTTCTTACGATCTTATCCAAAGAAGATCAGACAGAAGAAGAACTAATTCAGCTTGCACAGACAAGCTATAAGGGAGCATATAACGAAACTGATATGAACCGGGTTACAACGGCTGCCGAGTTCCTTTCAGATAGTTTATATTCCCGTGGGTATATAAATCCGTATGTTCCAGTCAACCCAGGGCCAGGCAGAGATTATTGGGTGAAAGAGGACAAGTCAACATTAGAGCAGTCTGAGGGATATGTTTCTAATGTTAAACGGATTCGAGAGACTTTCCCCTTTGTACCTGATCTTCCAGAAGCCCCCTCTGATATGCAGAGTTTCACCTTCCAGGAAGCGAACAATTTGGAAAAGATCCTTGTCCAAGTAGAATCCATGTTCCAATGGATGGATAAATCCTATCTCATGGCGGGAGAGGCCATGTGCGGAGAATTTTAAGAAAGGGTGTGTTTTAGTGCAAGATGCCATTATGAAAGGGATCGGGAATTCACGATACCTAAAGACAGTAGGGGAAGCCTTGTCCCTCTATCCAACCTATGAGGATTTTATGCAGGCCATGGTTACAGGGATATTTCCAGTAGACTTCAATGGGATTAATAAAGACGGTTGGACCCAGCTGGGAACCCTTCTAAACAAAGCAAACCTTCTCTCAGATACGGTGATCTCCACGCTGGGTCTTTCCACAGGAGTGAATTCAACCCCTAACGATGCGTTCAATGTCCTTGCAAATATCGGCAACGTCCATGTGTGGAGGAAGACGGTGGTTGCAGAGGAGGAGGTTCCGGCGGGGTATACGTTGGGACCTGTTGAAGCTAACAAAGTCTTGGCGCAATCTTCCTCAAACTGGGGCAATAGTTATGCGACTTTCACCGTTGCAAGCAGCATTACTGTTGATGATGGTGGCAACGTAACGATGAACGATACTTCGGGGGTAGAGATTTGGCAAGGCTATTTTGATCCGAATAAAGGCGAGGATAATCTTTTAGGGAAATTTATTCAATTTTCTCATGTTTCTGCCGATCACATTTCGTCTGATTTGGAAACGGGAGTATATTTCATTCCCAGTAACGCCACTTTTATCCGCGATCACAGTAGCGCCCCCTTCTATACCAAAATTTCTGCTTGCCAAAAAGTGAACGCATACCCCCTCACCCCCGCAGGCACCCACATCACCTACCTAACCTCCACAAACCGCAATGCCTACCAGGAGGGAACAGATGGATCTGAAAAACCTGCTGGGTATAAATTGGGATCTAAAATTACAGGCAATATAGCTCTTACTGATCGAACGAATGAAAGTAGCACTATTTACTGGAACTACTCCGATCAGGTAGACGTTTCAGATGACGGGGAAGTCTCGTTAATAGCCCCGAATAGGGTTGATTTTAATGCGACGCAATCAAACGCAGTAAATATGGCTAAATACCTTCTCGGAAAATTTATTATGACAGATTTCAGTAATACTGACTTTTCTGCAAATACTGTTTATTTTATCCCTAACGATGCATCCGTGTTAAGGGAACCGTCAGGTACAAGATATGTTTATACATCCAAGTACCAGACTGTCACCGGCTACCCCGCCACCCCCGCAGGCACCACTATTGAGTATCTGGGGGTGCTGGGAGAGAAATCTCAGGTGCAGGTGATATCCTATGTAGGGACAGGAACGTATGGAGAAGCTAACCCTTGCTCAGTTACTGCGAATTTCCCAATTAAAGCATTATTTTCCCTTGGGTATGGTGGAACATTTGGTTTTGACCCACCATATACCTCCGTGAAGAATGGCCCGTGGGGAGACAAAAAAACAGGAATTATGATAAGTGAATTCCTTACTACAACTTTTGTAGAACACATGGGATTTATCGGAAGTACAGATACCAGTATCATATTTGGAAAGAAATCTGAAGATGGGAAAACATTTTATTGGTACACTCCTGGCGAAAGCTCAGCAGGGCAACTAAATTCGTCTGGGTATTCATATTATTTTCTTGCACTTGGATAAAGGAGGTAACCCATGTATTACATTAACCCAACCCCCAACGAATCTGGCAACCACGGCAACCCCATGGGACAACCTTTCCCAAACTGTGTGACCCTCCCTGACGATCTCCTGAGCCCCTATCTTGCGGCAAAGGGATTTGTGACCCTGACCGTGGAAAACGGCGCTGTGACAAGCCTGGAGACCAACCAGGAGGCGCTGGAGGCATACGAAGCAGACCACCCCGACCTCCCGCCGGAAGAGCCGGAGGATCCCGTCACCTGGGCCGCCATGGCGGCAGCAATTCGAGAAGGAGTGAATGACGTTGACTGAAAAAGAGTTTGTTTTGGATACCCTGCGCCGGGCGGGGAAGTCTGCCGCAGTCAACTTGCAAGCAGAATCCCCCTCCATGACCGGCACGGAACTCTGTGCCACAGAGGAGTATATCTCGGACTTCCAGGCGGCCAAGGCTGCCAAAAACATGCTGGAGCGCAAGGCAGGCCAGAAAGATGGCTTTGTCTGCCGGTCCAGCGCCGGGCGGGTGGTTCGGCTCCTCCAGGTCTATGATAGTGAAATCTATTCCCAGGAGCCGGAGGATCTGCCCGCCCAGTGGGGGTTTGTCTGGTCCACTGACCCGGACAAGGCGCTGCCCTTCCTCTCCCTCTCCACTTCCCCCTACGCCAAAGGGGATTGCTGTACCGCAGATGGCAAAACCTGGCGCAGCAAGATTGATACCAACACCTGGTCCCCGGAGACAAACCCGGAGTTTTGGGAAGAGGTGAAAAAATAAAAGGCTGCCCCACGGATGGGACAGCAAAAATTGACAATCTGCGGCGCGGCATGGTATGATGGACCTACCCCGAAAGGGGGCAGAAAGAGGCGCTGTTACATAGATGGCGGTTAGCCACTCCCTGAGAAGGGGGGTGAGGCTGTATGGGAAACTTTCTTTGGAAGTTTTTTGTATGCTTGGCCTTTTCGGCCTACATACTCTCCATAAAAGCGTGTTGACCGCTTGGCTGGCTCCCAAACGGTCAACATAAGTTTGTTTGATTTGCTTTGAGGGCTAACCGCAGTAGCAGCGCCCTTTCTGTTTCCATGATAGCAGTCCCGCCCCGGTTTGTCAAGAGAACAGGCCGGGGCTTTGCTGTGCCTGTAACGAACAGGAGAAATAGATATGGAGCAGCTTTTTACACTGGCGGGCGTTGCCTTGGGGTCCAGCGGCTTATCTGCGATTGTCGTTGCGATCCTAAACCACCACTGGGCCAAGAAAAAGAATTCGTCCGGGAAACTGGACGCGCTTGTGGAAGCGCAAAAGGTATTGATGATTGACCGCGTTAGATATCTCGGCTCCTCATACATTCACGAAGGAGAAATTTCTTTGGAGGACAAGGAAAACCTCACTGAAATGTACCAAGCGTACAAATCACTTGGAGGAAACGGACATCTATCAACAATCATGTCAGAAGTTGAGAGACTTCATATTGTGGAGAGGAGGTGAAGGAAATGAGTGAGAAATGGAAAGCCTGGTGGAAAGCAGCGGGAATGAGAGCCATCAAAACCTTGGCGCAGACCGCCGTAGGCTGCATTGGAGCCGCCGTGGCACTGGGGGATGTCAACTGGCCCATGGTGGCCTCTGCGGCTGTCCTGGCGGCTGTGGTGAGCCTTCTGACCAGTGTGGCGGGGCTCCCAGAAGTTGAGAAAGAAACTGCAAACAAAAACTAAAGGTAAAGAAGGAGAATTCGTATGGCAAATCGTTTTTATCAGAATCGCATGGCAATCAAGGCTATCAGCGAGAAAGAGAGCGTGGACGTAGACATCGCCTCCCGCATGTATGCGCAGCAGCAGGGCTGGACCGGCTGGGAGAAGGAAATGGACGAATGGAATGATATTCAGCGTTCCTACATGAAGTCTAAGACAAAGACATTGGCAGACCTATTTAAGTAATCAAAATGAAAAGGAGGGGAAAGGCAATGAGCAATAGTCCCCTGATTAGTTACACCAGACTATCTCCCAATCATTCCGGGAGACGCAATCATGTGATTGACACCATCTCAATTCATTGCATGGCGGGTGATGCCAGCGTAGAGACTTGCGGAGCCTTGTTTGCCGACCCGTCCCGCAAGGCCAGCAGCAATTATGGGATCGGAAGCGACGGACGGATTGCCTTATATGTAGATGAAGCAAATCGGTCCTGGTGTACTTCCAGCGCCTCCAACGATCATCGGGCCATCACCATTGAGGTGGCCAACAATGGCGGGGCGCCGGATTGGCCGGTATCAGATAAAGCCTACGCCGCATTGCTGGACCTATTGACGGATATCTGCCAGAGAAATGGGATCAAGAAACTGCTGTGGAAAGGGGATAAATCCCTAATCGGCCAGGTGGACAAGCAGAATATGACGGTTCACCGGTGGTTTGCCGCCAAGGCGTGCCCGGGGGATTATCTATACAATCGGCACGGAGAGATTGCCGCCGAGGTCAACCGGCGGCTGGAAGGAGAGGAGGAGCCCATGGACATCGCAAAATTGATTTCTGAAATGACCAACGAACAAGCCTACCAGCTCATGCAGAAAGCAGAGCTCCACGCGAAGACGCTGTCTGAGCCTGCCTGGTCCCAACAGGAGGGACATTGGGCAAAGGCTGTGGCAAATGGCATCGTGGATGGTACAAGCCCGGAGCGCCCTGCTAAAAGAGATGAGATGATTGCTATCCTTGGTCGCTTAGGCTTGCTGTAAAAGGAGGGCGGTTGTCTCTGTCTCGTTACATTTACAGCATAGAGCAACTAAACTCTATGGAAAAATGTGAGTGGCTAACAGATAGAGAAAAAGCCATATTTAATTTATTTTATCGTCGTGGGTGGCAGATTGAAGCCATTGCGGCAGAGATGGATGTCTCAAGAGGAACAATAAATAATGTCCTTCGGAAATAGTC